CATACTTGATAATTGTTTCAAGAACGAATCATATCTATCGTGCATCGTGGATCTTATCGAACCTAAATATTTCGGTAATCCCGATGTGCGTAAGATATATAAGATGCTCCAGATGTTTTATACATCTCGTTCTAGAATACCAACCGATGATGAGTTGAGATTATACATGACCCATGACTCTTTGAAGCTTGCATTTAAAAATGTACAGGCTACATTGAATCAGTTGGGTGAGTATGGTGAAGATGAGTTGATAGACAACACGGAACTCTTCATTAAGGAGCGTGGCTTTGCTGTCACCCTCGAAGAGATCGTTGAGAATGTTCACGACATAGACATCGCAAAGGACGGCCCAGAGATAAAGGCCAAATTTGAGAAGATCTGTGACGTATCGTTGAACACTGAACTCGGTATGGACTACTTCAACGATATCGATGGGTATATTGATAGAATGGACACCGAAGAAGCGCACATTTCAACGGGATTCTCTTGGTTAGACAAGAAACTCGGTGGTGGGTACATCAAATCTGGACGATCCATATACATTTATTCGGGTGCAACCAACTCTGGTAAGTCAATCATGCTTGGTAATGCGGCTAAGACTGCAATCGACCAAGGGATGAATGTGGTTGTTGTCAGTTTGGAAATGTCAGAAGACATCTACGCCACAAGAATCAGTGGACAGTTGTCCAGAATCCCAATCAAAGAACTCAAAGAGGAGAAGGAAAGCCTTAGAGCGTACTGTGAGAAGCATATCTCTGAGCATGACAACAGATTGTTCATTAAAGAGTTCCCGAATAATACGATTAAGGTTTCTGCGATCAAGAATTACATAAATGATCTCAAGAAGCGAAAGAACTTTAAACCCGATATCATTATCTGTGATTATTTGAATCTATTGGTTGCCAATAATGTAACAGGTCAGACGTATCAGGATGTTAAGTGTATTACTGAAGAGTTACGTGCACTTAGTTACTTCTTTAAGTGTCCAGTTATCAGCGCAACACAGCTTGGTCGTGAAGCATTTAATCAGGAGAACCCGGGTATTGAGACAACGAGTGAAAGTATCGGTACAGCACAGACGGCTGACGTTCAGGTTTCAGTATTCTCAAGCGAAGATGACAGAGCGAATGGAATTATCAATCTCGGTATTCAGAAAAATCGATACGGAGAGAATTATGGCACCAAAGCACTGAGTATTGATTGGGATACTTTACATGTTGAGCAATTTGAAGGTGATGATGACGATGAGGACTCTGTAGAGAGCTTTATGGACAATGCAGAGTCAGCATTAAGGGACTTGGGGATATCATAGGGTTGATTTATTAAATATTGGTGTAAATAGTTGTATGAAAAAGATTAAGGTATTCACAAGTAATGATTTAGATGGAGCTGGTTCCCTTCTCATCCTTAAATGGATGTTGGGAGACAAGTGTGAGATCGAACATTCAGTATCAAACATTTTTCATATTAAGAATGATTATAATATGTACATTAGCGATGCCAATGGTGACGAGTGTACTAAGATATTCATTCTAAACATGATCCCAGAATTTGAAGTGGATGATCGGACAATGGTTTTTAGTAAAGCCTCCGAGGATTCTTATAGATTCAAAGGTAAACTGGGATTATCAACCACAACTACCATGCTGATGGATAAGTTTTTCTCCAACACCGACAAATTGTCCGACGAAAGACGAGAAGTTATCACTGCGATAAACGAATTCTACACAGATGGTGTAACATCAAGAACGGGTGTGACCGTAAACGCACTATTTGCGTATGCTAATAACAAATATACCAAGTTCTATGAGAGGTTTAACGATGGAATTGGGGAATTATCCGATAAAGAAATGGAAATTGTCAAGCAATACGTCGGATCATTCGTTAAATTGTTCAAAGGTATAGAGATGGTTGAGCATAACAAGCACGAAGGTATGTATATGGTGCTCATTCCGAACATGAACCATAAGCATGAGCTTCTAAATAAGATATTTGATAAGTACGAACCCAGCAAGATGGTGTTCCTAGTGGATGCCGAGGGTGGATTGGTGAGTGTAAGAAAAAATGATTCCTATGACTTTGATATGGGCAAGCTGTGCGACAAGTTAATCGTCGGACGCTCCCTTATTAACTGTGCTGGTGGAAGGTTTACAGATAAATTCATTGACTTTACTAAGTCATTCTACTAATATGTCTAGAATAGAAAGAGATGTGGAGCGTTTAGCGGCGTACAACCCGTTTAACATAATTGATGAGGCAGAATTGGACGATGTTATCGCGAAATTCGTCACATTAGTGTGGACGGCTAAAGATAAAAAATTGACAAAGACAACGTTCCTATTAGAGTTATCACAAAATGAGTTTCTGAAAGAGATATTTAAGGAAATCTGCGGATTTGATTCTGATATTGAGATGTTTAAGGAGTTGGTGATGAGATATCCCAACATTAGCGAGTCTAAATTTATAAAGAAGAATAAAAAATGACCGATTTAGAGAAGAAGATATACAACACATATTTACGAATCCTAAGAACATCGAAAGATGAGCCATACAGAGCTAGAAAGAACTTTGATGACTTTGAAGAGAACAAGCAGTACCCGAATATCAAAAAAATCGGAAATTTATTTAGATCATGTCCTCATGTTTCCATGCAGGACTACTTCATAGCACCCTATAAGGTCTATGAATTCGACGAAGGCTCCATATACACGCTAGATTTCTACGCATCAAGGAAGGCTTTAGGTTGCTATAAGCGATACATGGCGATCAAGGAGATGCAAAGTCCCGATGAAGACCACCAAATCGACTACATCAAGCAGTCGTTGCAGTTTATACTGAAGTATTGCCTCGATAACGACCTCACGTTCGATAAATACTTCAGATACAAACGTGGGTTTACCTATGAATGGATGAAACATTACGCAGAACGTAAAATTTCTTTAGTTTGCCTCTTTGAATTCACTGATACAATTGATATGATTATGGGGATTGAGGAAGAACACCGAGTTTTGTTGCTTGGTGAAGATATTGAAGAGAAGTTTTACAAGTTAAAAGACTCGTATATACGATCAGTTAAAGCTAGATCAATTGTAAAGCGAGGGATTATAGTGTTGCGAAAAGCAACGAAGGATGACAAATAATGAGTATTAAAACTGAGAAGAAAACAGTGTTATTAACGGGAGCCGCTGGCTTCGTAGGGCATCACGTCCTTGAGCATATCATGGATTTAACGAATTGGGATGTAGTTTGTCTTGCACGATTGAATACAATTGGAGATCTTAACCGAATTGCAGATATTGAAGGGATTGCAGAGGGTAATCGGATCAAATTCGTTTATCATGATTTGAAGTTTGATGTCAATGCAGACGTTAGAGAGAAAATTGGGGATGTGGACTACATTTTACACCTAGCCGCAAACAGCCATGTTGACCGAAGTATCACCCATCCGAAGGAATTCTTCGAAGATAACGTAATGGGTACAGTAAACATACTTGAATACCTTAGACTACACCAACCAAAGGCGAGATTCATCAATTTCGGAACAGACGAAGTGTTTGGGCCTGCTCCAGACGATTATAATTTCAAAGAAGACGACAGATTCCGCCCAAGCAACCCTTACAGTGCGGCGAAAGCTGGGCAAAGTTGTGCAGGGCACTCGTATTTTGTTACATACGGACTGGATATCATCAACACTTACACCATGAACATCTTCGGCGAACGTCAGAATGATGAAAAGTTCGTTGGAATGTGCATCAAAAACGCAGTACAAGGTAGAGCGCAGGTTATTCATGCAGAGATCGTGGATGGTGAAGTTGTTGACGTTGGACAAAGACACTGGCTACACGCTAGAAACGCCGCAGACGCACTCCTATACATCCTAGAGCATGGAGTTAAGGGTGAACATTACAATGTCGTTGGTGATGCTGAATTCAAGAACGACGAAATGGCTAAAAAGATCAGCGAAGTCGTCGGAAAACCACTCAAGCTCGAATATGTTGATTTTCATCAAACCAGACCGGGTCATGATAGACGCTATGCATTGGATGGAACGAAGCTCAAAGAACTGGGTTGGGTTCCACCTCTAGATTTCGAGTCATCTATCAAGAGTACGGTGAATTGGACGTTAAATAGGATGAAATAACTTAAAAAAAAGCTTGACTCTGCCATTATATTTGGTATAATGGTAGGGTTAGTACAAAATAGGTCACAAGGTGTGATCAGTCAAGTAAAATAAATAACAGTAAAATAGCAAAACAGAGGAAATAGAATGAACGAATACACAAATAGCATCTACGAAAAAATTAAAGCCGCAAACAAAAAACAGGGGAACGGACGTAAGGACATCCTTAAAACCGTACCAGACAACATCTACGTTGTTCGCGTTGTACCAAACGCAAAAGACCCAGCAAAGACATTTACCGATTATTTCATCCATGGTTGGAAATCCCCAGCTACTGGACGCTACACTCAAACGATCTGCCCTTCAACTTTTGGAGAAGATTGCCCGATTTGTCAGGAACGTTTCCGTCTTTGGAACAAAGGTGATGAGGCTTCGAAAGAAGAATCCAAACTCTTTGCCCGTAAAGAGCGTTTTTACACAAATGTCTACGTTGTAGATGATCCAGAAAATTCTGATAACAATGGAACCGTAAAAATCTACGGATATGGTCGTCAGATCAAGAAAATCATCGACGAAGCAATCGATGGTGCTGATAAAGACGAGTTCGGTGGAAGAATCATCGACTTTACTGATGAGGGTTGCAACCTTCGAATCAGAGTTGAGAAGAATTCAGCAGGATTCCCAAATTACGACATGTCCAAATTCCTATCTCCAAGTGATATCGATGCCGACATTGATACTGTAATGGAACAGGCTCACGACTTCACCCCACTTTTGGTTAGAAAGACCAATGATGAGTTGATGGAAATGCTCCGTGAGATCACAAATGCACCAGTAGAAGCAACTCACACTGCTCCTGCTCCAGCACCTGAACCTGCACCTGAACCTGCACCTGTTGTAGAGAAGAAAAAGGTCACCAAAACCAAAACTCCAAAGGAAAAGGTCGAAGATGAGATCCCAATGGATTACACCAAAAAGGATGCCAGTGCATCGAAGAAAGAAAATGATGACTTCTTCGCTGACTTGGATAAACTAGACGAAGATGAGAAATAATAACCCAAATAATGGCCCAGATATGGACTTGCTTCAATTAGCAGGCATGACCAAATCTGGGTTAAGAGGTCTTGATCAAAGTAGGGTCGGTTCAAATCGCCCTACTGATCATATTGATCTTAAGAAATTGGCAGGCGTGGGTGATCCTAGACGGAGACCCCAAGGCCAACCAAATACAAAAAAGCCAAATATCTTAGGAGGGTTCGACTTTATCGAAGAACCCGTATCTCGACCTTTGGGTCGGGTTGATATGGATGGTGGGGAACTTCCACCCATTCCGACCCAAACGGCTCCTGATATGATCCCAATACCAGAGGAGAATCGTGAATCAGTCATGGCTCACTTGGAGGAAAAGCCACCAGAACCCAAAGTGGTGATTCCAGATGCTTCGGGAGAGGGTTTTGATCTATTCCAACATGCAATATTGAAGTCGATTATTGACGATTTGACCAAAGCTATTGATGCAATGGATGCTTCCTCGGAAGATCTAAAGGCAAAAAGAGAGAAAATCACAAAACTGATGCTTGGTGAGATATAATGGATGATCTAGAAGAGATAATGGTCGAGTTGAGCGACCTCAAAAAGCGTGTTGCTAGTGTGGAGAAGACACAGATAAAAGCTGAGTCCAAATTCAAGAAAGTGATGCAGAATATTACCCAATTAATCAGAAAGGTGAAAACTAATGAATCTGAAATTAGACGCAACAGTGCTAAAGGATAATATCCTTAAACCTTTATCCCGACTTTTGGACGATTGTGTGCTTACTATTGAAGATGGTAAGCTCGAAGCGTTGGCACAGGTCGATTCAGGTGCAATTATAGTTTACTCATCATATCCAGTGGATGTACCAGAGGGCACAAAGGAAAAAATCATCATTAAAGATATCTCAAAATTGATATCCGTGTTGAATTGTGTCAAAGGTAAAGAGTTGAATATGACAATTGAAGAGTATTCGATGAAATACGATTCGGATGACTTCAAGTTCAGATTTCAGACTTTTGAAGAGGGAACTGTTCTTGAGCCAAAGCAATTAAAGAAGGAAAAGTTAAATAACTTTGCATTTAATACATCCACGGACTTGAATGCGTCAATCTTTTATGATATATTAAAGGCATCTTCTTACATTAAGGACAACAAAGCAAAGTTGTACTTTTATACGAAGGTAATTGATGGAAATAAGGGATTGTATTGCGACATAACCGATAAAACGATCACGAATTCTGATAGTGTGACGATTAAGTTGAGTAATGATGTGGAGGGTGATGATATCAATACCCCACTTATCTGCGATTCTGAGCATATCAGAAAAATGAACATTTCACGGAGCAGTCGGATTAAGATGTATTTCAATACAAAACGAGGCTTTACTATTTTTGATTTCCATGACGATCACGGGAAAGTACGTTATGTGCTTCCCACATTAAGTAAATAAATAACAGGAAAAGAGATGTATAACAGACTACAAAAACAGGCTTATTTCATCAAGAGATTGAGAGATAGCGGTTATAACGTTGAGAGAATCTTTGCAGGATACTCATTCGCTGATCCACGTATGTGGACTATCGTAATCAACCCAAAACAGGCCAGTTTGCACTGCACATGCTACGCAAATAATGGGGAAGAAGATGGTGTCAACTCCGAATCTCGTTGCTTCTTCGAAGTATTCGATGGAGGTCAATTCATGGCGGGTCGTTTAAAAATCGACACGAATAGTATTGAGGTGTTTATCTCGAATCTCATTAAACGAGGTATCGAACCAGTAAACACCAAACCCAAGTCTTATAGTAAAGAGGCTTAAGAAAAAAGCGAGCTTAAACGCTCGCTTTTTTTATTTATCCAACAGATGGTAACTCTGGAATCTTAATCTCTGGGGGTTCGAGGTTCGGAAGCTCAACATTTGGGATGGATAAATCGGCAATACTAGGTATTGCTGGAAGTTCGGGCCATTTGAAGTCAAAATTTGGAATTTCAAGACCCTGTTCCGTTGCCAACTGCGTCCCAAGTGCCACGGGATCTATTCCAAGTGCGTCCAACGCCATAAGTGCGGGTGTAGCTCCGGGAAACAATGCGTTCAGAGCCAACTCTTGAACCGTTGGCATCTCATATCCAAGAGTGTCCAATTGACCCGTTATTCCAGCTATATCAAGTGGTGGAAGTTCAATCTCTGGCGTTTTAAGTTCTGGGATACCCAAATCTGGACTATTAAACTTG